CGACTATACAAAGCAAGACTCATCAGTAAATATCGGCACCGAGGAAGCGATGCGTCAAATCATGGTTGACAGTTCCATGAGTGATGATTTCCTCCCTGAATTTTTAAATAAGTTTTGGGGTACTTGCTATCCGATGTATGTCGAGAAACATCCGCACTTGACGAATGCAGTTTCTTCGCTCGTTATGTCAACGATAAAAATTCAAAAAACATTACCTCAAGAGGGCTATCATGTTTGGCATTGCGAGCAAGCAACCATAGAAACTGGGCGCCGAATGGCGTTTATTATTCTTTACCTCAACGATGTTGAGTCTGGTGGCGAGACAGAGTTTCTTTATCAGTCTGCTCGTGTAGAGGCTTCTCAGGGACGCCTAGTGCTTGCACCAGCCGCCTATACGCACATGCATAGGGGCAACCCACCGCTTACGGGCGCAAAATACATCCTTACTTCGTGGCTGGAGTTTGAGAAGTAGCATTAAATCATATTATGGAAGTCAATTTATGGCACTTCTGCGGAAAACAGATACAAAGCAGAAGGGTGGATAAATAATTTATACGATTCAATTGACAGTAATATATATATGGTTTACGACATGCTTCCGGGTAAATTACACGACCTAGGATTAAACTGCTAGGTTTTACAATTCATCAACCAATTTATATATGTGTTTAAAATCAAGCCCAATCATAACCTGATATTTGTCTAAAGAATCTTTATTTGGGGCTCCGTAATGGTCAAATTTTTCTCCAGTTAAATACTGCCGAATTCTTTCCATCTCAGATTTTTTTACATAATCATTTACTTTATATTGTCCATCTATTAACTCTCTCCATTCTTCTTGTTGCTCTTGTCTTTTTGATAAATGTTTTGACAAATGCCAAATATATGTTTTGCCAGTGGAAAATACTTTATACCCTCTTGTTATTGACCTTAGCGCAATCATACTTTGGTCTCCAATAAAAATAGCCTTTGGGTCATGACCAATCTCCTGAAGCCACATAGATGACGCAAACATAAAATGCCCACAAATTGCATAATGTTCCATAATCTCATCACCACAAACCCGCCTATCCCTATCAACAATTAACGCTGGTTCAGACCAATTTTTATGAATTCCCCCAATTGTCTGTATGTATATTGGGCAACACTGCGTGGAATCTTTTTCGTATCCCATTATTTGTCCATCATCACCGAAGTACCATTGTGGAGCATGGTTTGAAATTATCGGTTTTTCTACATCAAGGTCTTTATTTATTTTAATCCAATCAGATATAAGGCAAGAATCCCAAAACTTTTCAAAAATCATATGACCGTCTATTTGTAGGTAAAAATCTTCACCGTTCCAAAAAGAATCGGCGCTACACCTGTCTATTCCCCATCCGCGAGGTTGACCGACAACGCTATGTATAACCTTTATGTTCTTGCTTGGTTGAATAATATTTTGAAAACAACCATTTGATGAAACATTATTCACACCAAAAAATACTCTTTCAGGATATCCGGCATTTTCCATGGCTGACGATATTGTTGACCCCATCAAATTTTCGTCAAAGCCTGTAACGGCAACAAATATTGTATGTTTTGAAATGTCTTGATTTAATTGCTTTTTATGTTCAATTTCCACATAACCATAATATACGGTAAAGATGTTAGTCTTTATTTATGATTCGTGAAGAAATATACCCAAATGTTGTTGTTTACCATGATGCAATTCCGCACCATCGAGAGTTTCTTGAAATTGCTAAGACTTCAAGAGAATATGCGACAGATTGGATAGATTGGTACACGCTCGGTCACCAAAGCACGATAATTGGCTACCCACACTTAAAATTTGAACATTTTCCGAATATTGATGAGTGGAATAGTAAATTTGTAAATATCAACAACCCACTAGTTGATATGGTGTCAAATGCTTTTTACACATCTACTGCTGATTATATTAAGTCAAATTTTTTTGGAATACCCAACTGGGTTCATGGGACGCCAACCATACATTCGCATGTTGCAAAAACAAAAGACAAGTTTTTAGCCATGCAATACCACACTGATTTAATTATGTCCGAGACTGAGTGTAGAGGTTTTAAGCATTCAATAACATGCAATGTCTACTTAAATGACGAATACAAGGGTGGAGAATTGTCTTTTAAAATTTTCAAAAATGATACAGATTTTGATTTTTTTAAGTATAAGCCAGCATCAGGAGACGCTCTTGTTTTCCCATCTAGCCCACCATATTTTCATGGTGTTCATAAAACCTTAGAAAGAGATAAATATTTTATAAGAATGTTTTGGGGTTATGACTATGAGGGGAGTTCTGCTTGGCTCAAAAATGAAAAAAAATATGGTGCTCAAGAATGGGCAAAAATAGAACGAGCCCGAGCAGACACCGAAAATAAATCATCCATGTGGATGAAGGGTCATGTAGAAGAAGATTGATTTGTTTGGTAAAAAGTAATAGGGTCTGGATGTGAATTATCGGGGGCACCAGTTTTTATATCTGCAAATACTAATTTTTGTTCGCGAAGTCTTTTAACTGCTGGGTCAAAAGCAAAAGTCGTAGAAATATATCTATTTGGTCCTAAAAGAACTGGAAGTGTTCTATGTTGATAATGAGTGATGCCCGGATGCATCAATAGGTCACCTTTTTGAGGCTTGTATGAAAGATTAAGATTTTCATAAAAAATTTCTCCACCGTTGAAATCAGTATGATACATAGTCATTCCGAACTGAACATAGTTTGTTGTGCCATCGGTTCCGGATGGATTGTCCGCATGTAAAAACATTGCTTCTCCCGGTTTCATTCTATGAACACTTATCATTCCACCAAAAGTCCATTTTTCTTCTCTTTCGTCATCAAATAAATTTCTTATTCTTGAAAGAATGTTAACAATGTGTCTATTGCCCGTATTTTCATCACCGACATACAGTATTTTCCCAGTCCACCATTTGCGTTTATCTTTCCACCAATTTTCCTCTGGTGCTGATTCAGCCAAAGCAACAAACCAGTCTCTTTCTTCTTGTGTGGTGAAATTTTTGATTACATGAATATTTTTTTCTACCTGATAGTAATTAGGGTGATTTAATATTTTGGGGACTTGATATATCTCGTCTCCGTGTTCCCAATCGTTCGTGTCAGGATATTTCCAGTCGTTTATACTAGACATTTTGATTAAATTCCATACTCGTTTAACTGCGTTTTGTCTTTTTGCGTAATCCCATATTTATCTTTCGGCTTTCCATAAAAATCTTGCATAAATTCATTCGTGTGATATTTATCAGAATAATCAAGCATTGTGACAAGAGAATACTTTGTCCCATTTAAAACCGGCACAGACCGATGGGGGTACATGTAATTAGATGGGAAAATAACTAAATCGCCAATTTTGGGTTTTATAGTTATATTCCACATCCCGAATTCAAGTTCGCCTCCTTCATAATTATCATTAGCCCATCCAACTAAGGAGACTGTGCAGTTATATGAATATCCATGGTCAACATGTTGGGCGAAATGTTGACCAATTCCATATTTAACAAAATTTGTTGACTCCCAATATTGAAGTTCGGGAATATTAAAAGTAGAACAATAATGTTTCACTGCCTGTAATTGTCTATAGTGTGCGGCATCGTACATATTGACAAGTTTTTGTTCTTGTTCGTTAAGTTTTTTGTTTCCCCAATTTGATGGTTTCCATTTAAAATCAAAACAATCCCTGTAGTCGGGCATGATTTGTTGGAACCCAACCATCGCTTGAAGCCACTGATTATTATTCGAATTTGACGCAAGGTAGGTTTCAAGAATTTCAATAATTTGTAAATCAGGTGTCAAGACATCGTGATATAAAAATATCCCCGGACCAATAACATCCACTGAAGTCCATGTGTTTTCAAGTTCATTCATTTTTACCATTTCTCCAATGGACAGACTGCTTCTTTGAGTTTTACTTTAATTTTCATAAAACAACCACATTCTTTACATTGGCTGGTGACTTTAAGTAATCGTGGGCATTCTTCGCAAATAGACCACCGATTTTGCGATTCCTCTTCTGTCGCATAACTCGTGGTTTGTTTAACCACATCCCAGGGACGTGTTGTGCCTAGTTTCTTTTTATATTCCTGCCAAGCAGACATTTTTATTCTGCAGGCTGAGTAAATTCACCGTTTGAATATGTCCAGCCAGTATCAATTAATTCTTCTGCTGGAAATTCAACCGCTATGGGGTTACTGTTGAGACCCGCAACCCATCTTTCGGCTTGTTCTGGATTTATTTCGTCATTTATAGTTAGCACCATAAATACATCACCCTCAGCAATTAAAGCAAATTTTCTGTGCATGAAACCTCCTGGTTGAATCCTACTACTAACTGATACATAAACCTGGTCCTTGGCATAGACCATCTGCGAAAACACCGCAAGATTCGCACGAGTATGTTACAACAGGGAAATACGGTGGGAAATACGGTGGGAAATACGGTGGGAAATACGGTGGGAAATACGGTGGGAAATACGGTGGGAAATACGGTGGTGGGAAATACGGTGGGAAAAACGGTGGGAAGAAAGGTGGGAAGAAAGGCGGGAAGAAAGGTGG